GGACCTAATGGTAATATATCTAAAGCAGATATGGAGAGGTTGATTGACAAAGCAACTCAAGCAGCACCCGTACAGACTATTAGATTAGAACAAGCACCATTGGTCATTAACCCCTCAACTCCAAAGAAAAGTTAATCATGCAAAAAGTTATTAATGGAATCGCTATTTTCTCAGGTGCAGTAGCACTTGGAATAGTCGGTCTTGGTGGATATGTATTCATCAGAAAAGATGCTATAATAGATAGTGTCAAAGGTAAAATTATGGAATCAGTTATGCCTAGCATACCTGGTGTTGGTGGATTAGGTGGTTCATTACCTGATCTTGGTGGCGGGGCTGAGAAGTCAATACCTCCTGTAGGTACAGGGTTTGGCATTCCTAGTTTGTAAACTAACTTTTTATTATGTTTAAATATGATGCGATTTCTCCTCCTGTCTCAGGATGGTTAGAAATTTCTTTGGATACAGAGGTAATTGATTATCTCTGGAAAGTTATCCATGCGTCAAGATTTCCTGGCTTAAATGTAAAAGGATCTCTTGCAGGTAACATTTCAAAGAGCACAGGTCTTAAAGATACAGATGACTGGTTTTTAAATAATGTGCTAAAGGATTGTGTTGAGAACTATAAAAAAGAATTTCCATTTACAATTAGAAAACCTGACACTATATCAGATCGCAATATAGCGTTAGATGGTTTCTGGGTTAATCATCAAAGGAAACATGAGTTTAATCCTGCACATGATCATTCGGGTGCATACTCGTTTGTTATATGGATGAAGATACCAACAGAATCAAAAGAACAGCACAGTCTACCTTTCTTACAAGATGTTGGACAACCATGTGCTTCTAATTTTGACTTGACTTATATTGATACAACAGGTACAATATATCCATATCCATATTTTATGGATCCTGATAAGGAAGGTAAGATGTTATTTTTTCCTTCTACATTTAAACATTGTGTATATCCTTTTTATGTTAGCGATGAAGAAAGGATCTCAATATCTGGTAACATTTTTTATACATAAAAGTAAAGATTGAACATGGCACTCTCAGACAAAACTCAAAAACTATTTGATAAATTTGTTGAATGGGACAAGAGACTTATTAAAAAGTTTCAAGATAAGTTTGGGTTGTCAGATTATCAAATGAAATGCATAGCGTTTGCCAAGGGGTTTATAATAGGTGCAATCCTTCTCTGATAAAATTAAAGAATCCATAGATCCTATAAAACAACATATAGAAGGTGATGGTGGGAGTGTAGAATTTATTGAGTTAACAGAGGACTTAATAGTAAGACTTAAAGTATCTGGATCTACTAAACCATGTTTTGATTGTCCAGACCCTATGAAATATTGTACTCCATGTATAATGGATACAAGACACCTACAAAGTGAAATAAGAAGACATCTTACAGAATCTTTTTCGGAATTGAATGGCATTGAATACGATTGACACAGTAACTGTCAAAAAAGAGTTACCAATTTTTACAGTGAAGTTACCTGAGTTAGATGTTTCTCATGTAATAGAAGAGTATAGAAATTTATATCCCGAAGATTATAACAAAGAATTACCCAATGCTCCTGTAAGATCTTCTTGGAGAAGTAACATGTGGGCAATGGACTATCCTAAATTAAAATCATTTGTTTCAATAGTTACTAAATGTTGTGAGACTGTTGGTCGTGACTATTTTCATATGAGAGAAGATACAAAATTTGAATGTAATAATTTATGGATGATGCGTTATAATAAAGGTGATTATGCAAAACCACATAATCATTTTCCAAACGATCTATCATGTGTATATTATGCTAAAGTAGATAAAGATAGTGCTCCTATAATTTTTGAAGGAGATGTAGAAATAAAACCAGTTAATAATTTATTAATAATTTTCCCGTCGTTGCTCTTACATGAAGTTCCATTAACAAACGGTCAGCGAACCGCAATATCACTGAACTTTCGAGCAAATTAACCTCATACATAATATTAATTAATCACTATTATTAGTTTATGTTATCAACAGCATATCGTCTACGGTTAGTAGAAATCTGCAAATCAATTGCAGCAGGTCAAGAGGTGAATTTGGAAGACATGATATGGGCAGAGAAACTGTCAAAAGCAAACACATCTGCTAGAGGTATGTTAAGTTCGGCACGAAGATTAAACAGGGATGATGACTCGTCTTTTCTTAAGTACTTGGATATTGGGGACTCTGATCCAAGGTTACACAAAAGGGGTTTCAGTGGAGCAGATGATATAGCAGATTGGTTTAAAAACAAAAGGTCAGATGACTGGAGGCAAAGAGACTAATGAATGGTAGACTAGACAAAGTTGCAATGACAAATAAACTTATGCAACTCAAAAGAGAAATACATTACAAGTGTGAGATAGGAGAAAAGAATGAAGGATATTGCAGAGGAGCAAATGATTATCTCAATAGAACTTTTGATGTATTAGATGAATATTGGCAATGACAGTAGTTCATAGTGTTAATATAATGGTGTTGATACTAGTGATAGCAGTTACTATTGTCATCGCATATATAATGAAGATGGCATATGAGGAGATGAATGGCTGATCAAGATGTGTATCTTGGTAATCCGAATCTAAAGAAAGCAAATACAAAGGTTGAATTTTCTACAGATCAGATTCAAGAGTTTATTAAGTGTAAACAGGATCCGATATATTTTGCAAAGAATTATATAAAGATTGTTTCTCTTGATGAAGGTCTTGTGCATTTTAAAATGTGGGATTTTCAAGAAGAACTGATTAGAAATTTCCACGAATCTAGATTTAATATATGTAAGATGCCTAGACAGACTGGTAAGTCAACCACATGTGTTGCTTACCTGTTGCATTATATTGTTTTTAATGATAGTGTTAATGTAGGTATTCTGGCAAACAAAGCAGCAACTGCTAGGGAATTATTAGGTAGATTACAAACTGCCTATGAAAATTTACCTAAGTGGATGCAGCAAGGTATATTGTCATGGAATAAAGGATCAATGGAGTTAGAAAATGGATCTAAAATACTGGCAGCATCTACCTCTGCATCTGCAGTTAGAGGTATGTCTTTCAACATTATTTTTCTGGATGAGTTTGCCTTTGTTCCTAATCATATTGCTGAGGCATTCTTCAGCTCAGTATATCCTACTATCACTTCTGGTAAATCCACAAAAGTCATAATGGTTTCTACCCCATGTGGTATGAATCATTTCTATAGGTATTGGCATGATGCACAGAGGGGTAAGAATGAATACACTGCTACTGAGGTGCACTGGTCAGAAGTGCCAGGTAGAGATGAGGCATGGAAAGAACAAACTATAAAGAACACATCAGAACAACAGTTTAAGGTTGAGTTTGAGTGTGAGTTCCTAGGATCTGTCGATACATTAATTAGTGTAGCTAAACTTAGAAACCTTGTATTTGAAGATCCAATAGTTAACAACCATAAAGGATTATTAGTATACGAACATCCTGTTAAAGGTAATGATTATATTATAACTGTAGATACTGCTAGAGGAATAGACCATGACTCCTCAGCATTTATAGTATTTGATATAACGACATATCCATATAAGACTGTAGCAAGATATAAGAATGCAGAAATAAAACCTATGCTGTTTCCAAATCTTATAATGGATGTAGCAAAAGCATATAATAATGCATATGTATTGATAGAGATTAATGATATAGGAGAACAGGTTGCAAGTATTATGCAATATGATTTAGAATATGAAAATCTTCTTATGTGTGCTATGAGAGGTAGAAATGGTCAACAAGTAGGATCAGGATTCTCTGGTAGTAAAACCCAACTTGGTGTGAGAATGTCTCAGGCAGTTAAGAAATTAGGTTGCTCTAACTTGAAAACTTTGATGGAAGATGATAAAATAATAACAAATGATTATGATATCATTGCTGAACTTACCACCTTTGTTCAGAAGAAACAGTCATGGGAAGCAGAAGATGGTTGCCATGATGACCTAGCAATGTGTCTTGTTATCTTTGCATGGTTAGTTGCACAAGACTATTTCAAAGAGATGACAGATACAGATGTTCGTAAACGCATCTATGAAGAACAGAAGAATCAGATTGAGCAAGACATGGCTCCTTTTGGTTTTATACTGGATGGTGTAGATGACGAGGACGAGTTTGTTGATGGTAATGGTGACAGGTGGATGAAAGCAGATGAATATGGTGATCGCTCATTCATGTGGGAGTATAAATGAAGGTTGTTATTGTTAGTGGTGGGTTTGATCCAATCCACAGTGGACACATTGCACATTTTAAAGAAGCAAAGAAACTAGGAGACATTCTTATAGTAGGTTGTAACTCAGATGAATGGTTAACTAGAAAGAAAGGTAAACCATTTATGCCTATAAATGAGAGAATGTGTATTATTAAAGAACTAAAAATGGTAGATAGTTGTGTATCATTCAATGATGATAACAATAGTTCTATTGATCTAATTAATAAAACACTTGAGTTATTTGATGATGTT